AAGATGGGTTTTGAATATATGCTTGCAGAACGTCCAGAACTTGTAATTGCAAACTGGATTACAAACAGCACAGTAAACAATCGCTATGGCATTGACCCCTCTACCAAACGCCATTGGCTAACCTTATTGAAGGATTACCTTTCTGATGTAAACAATGTCGGGAAGCTTGAAGATATAGAACAGATAAGTGCCTACCTGTTCTTTAAGTATGATCCAAAGTACAACTGTGATATCACTATCAGTTCATCTTTGTGTCTAGTAATGGATTTAGAAGAAGAAGAGTCTATGATGGACAATCAGAAAAGTGAAGAAGATGAAGGCCCCGCATTTGGGTACAAGTTAGATAGTAGTGGGCAGTTAGTACAAACTTTTAATAATTAACATTCATGGAACGTTCAAATGTTGATGAAACAAAAAAGACCGAAAAGGGATGGCAGGATAAAATGGTACGCTCCATTATCAACTCTTGTTTATCTTCAAATTCAGAAAAGGCTAAAGACCGCTTCTGTTATCGGTTTTACAATAATGTATGGGAACAAAAGGAGTTCGACTACATTACCAAAGTAGGTGATTACACCTATCCCGCGCGTGTAACCTTTACGCCTATTGTAAAGCAAGACTTAGAGTATCTACGCTCTAACATGGCAAGGAGACCATTTTTGTTCCGTATCTATGCAGTTGACGAACCAGCAATGGATAGACGACAAAGAGCTAAAGCTACTGAATTGGTAAAGTTGGAGAGTGCTAAGGTACGCGAGAAAGTAGAGTCAATACTTTTTCAAGGCAGGCAGGTTAACCAACAGAAAGAGCAGATGATGGGGCAGATGCAACAGGAACCCCAATCCGAAGAGGAAGCACAGCAGTTACAGCAAATGCAAGATGAGTGGCCAAAGATAGAGTCACAGATGAACCTCTTAATGCAGAACATAGAAGAAGAGACAAAACTATCTCAAAAAGAGCTAGATCTAGTTTCAAGATTTATGAACTCTACTTACAAAGACTTTGTAGAGGAAGCTGCATACGATTGCTTTGAAGAAGCTATTCAGAAGTTGAAGATGCTTTTTGAGCGTGTCAAAGGGTTTACTGATAAAATCATTTGTGGTAAATCTATATACTTGGTTGACTACAAGCTTGGGATGAAAAACCCAAGCTTCAAAAGGATGCAGCCAACATCTACTTACTGGTCTAGTGATAGTGATAATGAGTGGATTCAGCATGGACGTTGGGCAGCTCATAAAAACCGTATGAATTACAATCAGGTATTAGATACTTTCCCTGACTTACCCGCGGACGAACGGATTAAGTTAGAAAAGCTTTCTACGCTTTATAGTGATTCATCTATGGTTTCAGGTCCTGCAGGCGGGGCTGTTTTTGATGAAGATTATTTAAACAACACAAAGCTATATGGTGGTAGCCGTTCAGCAGTAGGTGGTATAGATGTATGGTCTGTTTACTTCCGAGTGCCAAGGAAAATATTTGTAAAGAAATCGCCTAACAAACATAAAGAGGGAGATCACTTCACTCACTTCTCAGAAGAGGAACCGAAGATTAATGAGAAAAAAGGTGAAAGCATGGTAGTCAAATACGTAGATGATATTTGGGAAGGGCACATGATTGGTAATAAGCTTGTGCATGGCGTTAAGCGTAGGGATATCCAAAACCGTGATCCAGAAACATATGAAGTTGATTTGCCAATCTATGGCTTCTCTTACAATGGAGAAACGGATTCGCCTTATTCTATTGTTTGGGCTACAAAGGATATTCAAAGAGAAAGCGACCTTATCAGATATTACAGAAGCTTGATGTTTGCACTCGCTGGTGCCAAAGGTATTGTAATGGATAAGGCGCAAAAGCCATCCAATATGACTACCAAGGAATGGCTTTATAACCGTAAGATGGGTGTCGCTTGGATTGATTCAAGTAGACAGAGGAATGCTAGGTACAATCAATTCACAAGTTTTGACGATTCTATAAGTCCATCGATTCAGTACATAGACAATATGCTATTGAATTTACAGGAACTCGTTCACACCATTACGGGCGTTTCAAGGCAGTCTTTAGGGCAAGTAGTGGCAACTGATCAAGTCAAGACTAATGAGTCCTCCATACGGCAGTCCTCTCTTGTTACGGAGATGCTATACTATGAGTCTGATTTGATTTTCGCAGAAGCTTGTACTGGTTTCCTGAACCTACTTCGTGTAGCAAAAAATCAAGGTGGGATAGTTTCTTATACAGACAATGAGAGCAATCTTAAAATAAGAGAAATACCTAAAGATGTCTTTAAGGACAGCAAGCTAAAGATGTATATCCGTGAGAATACTAAAGACCTTGAAAACCTACGCGAGTTAAAGCAACTTGCTTATGGTGCTTTTCAGCAAGGGCGTATGACTGTTCCTCAAATGGTCCAGGTTGTCACTAATGAAAACGTGGTAGAGCTTGAAAAGAAGTTGGAGTACTTCGCTGAGAAAGCCGATGAGATAGCTGCAATGAGCCAACAGAATGCCGTTGATGCAGAGCAGCAAAAGGAAATGGCAGTATTGCAGTTCGAGCAAGAGTTTGACAAGTATGTTAAGGAACAGGAGTTCGCATTAAAAGAGAAAGAACTTGGATTAAAAGAGTATGAAATCGGTTTGAAAGAGAAAGAACTTGAAATGAAAGCTGGCGTCGAAATGATGAAAGGTGAGTTGAAGGTTCAAGAAATGGGCAATGAACATGCCGTTGAGTCTGCTTACTTGCAAGAACAGAATCGTGCGGCCAGAGTGCATGAAGATTTACAGGCTATGCAAATTAAGATCGACTCTATGCTTCAAATGATGAGTATGAATAAAGATGTAAGTCTTGCAAACCAAAAGAACAGCACAGAATTAACAAAAGCGAAAAGTAAAAATAAAGAACACATTAAGGACAATTAAAATTCAATGCTATGTTTAGACAAAAGTTTATTTTAAGAAATGAAGCATCTGCTGATGGTGCCGATGGTGGTGGTGGTGGTGGTGTTGATGTTAACGCGGTAACACCTTCAAGATGGAGTGTGCCTGATAGCGCAGAAAACCATGTGGATGTTGCCCCCACACCCGAAGCACCTCCTGCAATAGATGCCCCGATTATCCAAGGAGACCCTGCATCTATAGCCCCTACAGATGCACCAGTAATTCCAGATAGTGATGCGCCTGTGGATGCGCCTGTGGATCCAGCACCAGTGGCTCCTACTGATGCAGAATTCAATATGGACGAATTGCCACCGTTCATTCGTGATGCTATCAAAGCACATAAGAGTGGTACGTTCAATCAGGATGACTTTATAGATAAGTATAAAGGCATGGGTGATATTGAGACGGCACCTTCTGAGAATGTTATTCGTGAGTACTATTCTCGCAAGTATGGGATTAAGAGTGAAGAGAATCCAAATGGTGTAACCCAAGAGGAAATCAACTCTTATATCCAGTCGCAAAAGGATAAAGACCTACTTGATTTTACAGCTCGTGAGTTCCGTCCACAGCTTCAGAATCTAATTGATGCTGAGAGGACTGAGGTTTATGATCGTGATTACCAAAAGTTTGCTGACTCGCAAGAAAAAAATCTTGAAGAATTGTTTGCAAAAACCGCAAATTATGACAACATTTACGGTGTAAAGGTCGGTAAATCTGACATAGAATCATTCAATCAGGAACTTAAAGGGTTCCTACTCCCAGAAAAAGGTGAGCAATTACAACCGCTGTACGTAACAGAAAAGCTTTCTAATTTGCTAAGCAATGACGAAACTCTGTATCAGATGCTGTATGCAGCTACCAAAAGTCCTCAGATCAAAGAAGCTCTCAACGGGGCAAAAGAATCCACTAAAAGAAATATTGAGTCCAAACTTGGACTAACACCGAATGTAGGTGGCGGTTCTCCGTCTGCCCACAATTCAGGTGTTGTAACACCAGCACTTTGGGCTATGCCCGAACAATAATCGACAATGTTTAATTAATAAGGGAAAATAACATGAAATTTGTAGATCCTTCGAGGATGCATGGTTTCTCAAATGAGACTGTGACCTCTAACCACCTTTCACAAGTTATGCTTGCTGAGCCAGAAGTGGTTCCACAGCTTGCAACTTTGTTTGAGAGAGAAACCCCATTTACTTCGCTATTGGCGAAACGTGGTCTGACCTCTAAAGGTCTGTACAAAGGCTTGCACGATGATGATTACCGAGTAGTTGGTAACCGCAAAGTGATGTGGCCTGTAAAGGGGATTGACCGTCGTAAAGGTCGTATCGTTGCTGTCGAAACTGAATACTCCGATAAGCCAGGCTATGGTGGAGAAGTTTTGAAAATCACTCTTGACACCAACTGGTTCTCTCCTTATGATGTTCTGGAGTTGAAAGATCAGCGTACACTGGTCCACGTTTCAAACGATATCCTTCCACAAGAGAGCAAGGATTACCCCGGCTGTTTCGACTATTACACTAAGATGATGCGCTCAAACAAGGATGAGTATATCAATCCTGAGCTTCTTACTGTTGATAGTGAGATTGGTTTCGCTTACACTGCATTTTACGAAATGTCAGAGACTGCTTACGAGAAATACACCTTCGACGATTGGGCATGGTCTACCATGACTCTTCAACGTATGAAGTGGTCTATCTCTGGTACTGCTGCTGAAATGAAAACCAAGAAGCACTGGATTACTCACAATGGTGAGATGGCTTGGTTAGAGCATGCAGAAACTCAAATGTTGAAGCGTTGGGCAGAAGCACGTGAGTATCAGCTTGTGTTTGGTAAAGGCACTATGAGCGACAAAGACGAAGTATTGCTTCGTGACTTAAAAGGTCGTGACATTGTAGCTGGTGATGGTCTGTTGAACATTGGTGATGGTGCATTGCGCTTCCCATACAACAAACGTGTGACCAAAAAATTCCTTCATACCATTATGAAGAACATGCAAATTTTGTCTGGTCCTGATGGCAAGTTAGAGATAGCTGTTATCGCTGGTCAAGAGTTCATGTGGGATTTCACTGAATTGATGGGTGAGATGGGTGTTCAGTTGTCTGGCGAAAAGATGATTGAAGGAGAAGGGTCAAGCAAGGGTATTAACGCTACGTTCGGGTTCTACGAATTCAATAACGTTCGTTTCATTCCTGTATGGCACAAATTCTTTGATGACCCAGGTCGTCCACAATGGAGTACTGCCGATGGAAGCAACAAAGGTAGCAAGCGTGCTATTTTCGTTTCTCTTGGTCAAGTTGATACTGGTTCAAACAACATCGAGTTGTTAGCATTGGGTAACCGTGCTTTCCGTAAAGGAACTGTATCTGGTATTAACAAAGGTGGAGAAGGTATGCAATCGTCTGTGGATGGTGAGCATCATCACATCTTGAGTGAGACAGGTATTAAAGCCGTCAACATGTACGGTATTGCCGAAGCGTTTATAGCTTAATTTTAAATCCTTTATAGAGATGAAAGATAAAATAAGAAAAAGAGACAGCGGGATTATTAAACTAATCGCCGTAAATAATAAGTATCGCAACGTACCATTTTTTGCGACACCCATCTATGACGAAAAGAGACGTAAATACCGTTTCGGAGGTCAAGAGGATATGAAACCAGCCGAATTAGCCAAGTGCGCTTTAATCATAAGTGCGGAAGAACATTATCCAGTATCTCATAACGAGGTACTGGACTTGTCCGATCCAGCCCAGAAAGATAAAGCTGCTTTCCTATGTGAGCAAGACCCCTACATTGTTGTGGGAGTGTCAAACGTTAAGCCTGGAGATACATTGTTCTACATCGAGGACCGAGAAAGTGAAGCTACCGAGCAGAATACATTCTATGATGAAGTCTTAAAAGCTATGCAGATTATCGCTAAAGCGAGTATAGATGACTACAAGGATATGTGTCTGCTAATGGGTATGCCTACCAACGGAACTAAGAATGTTCTTGAACATAACTTGAAATCGAGAGCCATGAAAGAGCCTACGAAAATCATTGAATTGAAAGAGGGCGACTTTGAAGAGAAGTTGTTTGTCTTGAAATTGATTGACAAAGGTGTGCTCAGGAAAGATCGCAAGGATGGTCGTCTCTACGATGGTCAAAGCGTAGTTGCAAGGAACTTGGATGATGCTGTTCTTTTCATTAAAGATGAGAAAAATGCTGTTCTAATAGATTCATGGAGAAAAACATTGAATTGATATGATTCGCACCGCAGATGATATGTATGCCCGATTTTTGTATGGGATCGATAAAGAGGGAACAACGACTGTTTACCCAGAGAAGTTCAATGAGTTAATCAATGAAGCTCAGGGGTTGGTTGTGAATGAAATGGCTGATGAAGTTCAGATCAATCGTCGTAGGATGGATGATTTGAGCCCAATCACCAGAAGATACACAAACGAAACAACGGTAACTCCCCCTGTAGGAGATTCTGTTACAGGCTATCCTAAAACATTGCCTGCTAATTACTTCAGAGAGCTTAACATTAAGTTCAGACTCTTGTTACCTGCTCCCTTAGTAGGGAAACCAGATAACAAGACATTAACAGAGGGCTTCTATTGGGGTGTACCTATGCGTGCGGATAATAAACCTATTGCATTAAATAACCCTTACCGTTCGACAAATACATTATTTGAAGATGGTAAGGTTTATTATGAAGTGATGAACAATTCAGTTGATGTTGTTGACTATGATTTTCAAGAGTACAAGATGGATTATTTAATCGTTCCACCGAAGATCGTCTTTAAAGAGGTACTTTTACTTAACGAAACTCATGATCACTGTGTTCTTTCAGGTCGTATGCAACAAATCATCGTTGATAGGGCAGTAAGGATATTCATTGAGCGTACAGAAAACGTGCGTTATCAAACAGCTTATAATGAAGATACACATAAAAACTTTTAATTTTAATACACAATGGGAAATCTAACCAGAAAGCCTGTTCAAATACTGCTCAATGAAGTAGATGCGAACAGCCTGAAATTGAAAGATTCTAACAAGACTCTTGTCATTGCAGAGTATGGAACTATTAAACTCGCAGGAGTTCAAGAGTTCTTCAAACACACAACTGCTGCAAGCGCAGTTAAAACTCAAAGCTTGACTATCAAACCTTACTACCCATCTGATGGGAAGAAAGAGAACTTTGATGCAGGGTTTGAGATTAAACGTTCGCGTGAGTTAACGGGTTTTGCTCAACACATGCTAGTTGACATTAAGCGTTATGCTGGCATTGTAACTCGCTTAGGTGCTGAGAAAGATGCTTACATTAACGAACTTGATGCAATTGATGTTGCTACTCAGATAGCTGCCATGATACGCAAGCATGATGGTGCTATTGTTACTGCCAAAGCTTCTATTCCAGTAACCCTTACTGCAACGGAAGCTGCTGAAATGACTATCGAGGTTCCTGAGTTGAATGAAATCTTGGTTATTCCAGCTGCAGGTACCACTGATACTTTGGCTAAGTTGAAAACCAAAGTTGATGCTTCACCTCTTAAAGACTTCGTTATTGTGAATGTGGCTGATGGGGTTATTGAGAGCAAGTACGCATTAAAGCTACTGGGGGAGGACAAACTGCCACGGAAAT